AAGTACCTACCTTTAGTTATTGCAGTATGCGCTATTGCAGACACTCAATTTGAAATGTTAAAAGGTATAGGAATGAATGAAGCGTTAATTAACTGGATTAAGTTATTTGGGCTTTTGCTATCAATCTTTTTACCAAGTATTAAAGAGATGTTTAGTGATGGTTTATCGTTGCGAAATACTAATCCTACAAAACCTACAGCACCAAATAAAAAACCACCACGTTGAATAAAGCGATAGGTATATTAATATTGTTACTTTACTTTGGTAACTATCAAATATGCGAATTGTTTTTTAAAAATGATTTGTATAAATGGTATCAATTAAACGCATCTATACTTTCGTTTATTATTATTATATCTATTAAATACAAGTCTGAGAATAACTTTGTAGAAAAACTATTTAATTCAATGGTAGTAAATAACATTTACGTTTTACTATTTAGACAAGAAACCACTTACACGCTTAACGACCTATGGTTTGTTACAATTTTCACAGTTGCACAATACCTAAAAAAAGAAAAAAGTAATGATTAAGAATTTATTAAACCATTGGGAAGCAATGACTGGAGTAGTTGGAATTGTTGTCGCTTATTTTAGCGGTAAGAGAATGAAACGCATCGAAGAAAAAAAAGCAAGTTCAGACGCAGTATCTTCTATGCAAGTTGTTTACGATAATTTCGTTAAAGATATAGAGCAGCGTTACGTAGATATGAAAAAGGAGATGCAATCTTTAAAGGATGAAGTTCAACAATTGCGTATCGAGAATGACAAACTACGAAAAGAATTGCGAACGTGGGAGAAAAAATACTATTCATTAAAAGAGGAGTATGAAAATAGACTTTAAACATTTATTTTCGATGTTAATCTTATGGTTAATATCTATTTATTTAGTATTTTATTTTACTTCGTGTTCCGCTAAATGGCATATTAACAGGGCATACAAAAAAGGTGCAAAGTTGGAGCAAACAAGCGACACAATACGCATCACATCAATTGATTCATTTAAAGTGGTTTTAAAGGACACTTTTTATTTTGAGAAGTATTTTACAACTAAAGATACAATCATTCAGTACAAGCGTTTATATGTGCCTAAAACACGTCAAGAAATTAGAATAGAATATAAACTTAAACGTGATACGTTAAGACTTGAAAAAGTTAAGATTCGCAAAGAATATAGAACTAAAACTAAGCCATTTCCGTACACGCTTTTATTAATTGTTATTGGATTAATTTGTATTACGATAATTTCGTTTATCTTTAAGCCAAAAATACTATGAAAACTTTAAGTAAACACGTTACAATGGAAGAATTTTGCTATTCTCCAACTGCAATTAAAAAAGGAATTGATAATTCAATGGGTTTAATAGCGATTGACAAAGCTATGCAACTATGCGAGAATGTATTTGAACCGATTAGAAAGCACGTAGGTAAACCAATTAAAATAAGTAGCGGTTTTAGAAGAGACCAACTAAATAAATTAATTGGTGGTGCGTCTGGTAGCCAACATACAAAAGGCGAGGCATTCGATTTAGAATTAACAAATAGAAAATTGTTTGATTGGATTCTTAAAAACGTAGAATTTGACCAAGCTATCTATGAATTTGGAAACGATACACACGCTAATTGGTTTCACATATCGTATCGTAAAGGTAACAACAGAAAACAAGCGTTAAGAGCAATTATAATCGGTGGTAAAACGCAATACATACCTTACAAGCCACTTTAATAGTGGTTTTTTTATTTACTTAAATTTTATTTATGGAGCAATACAGACCAAGATTATCTGCTGAAGAATACAATCTAATTTTAAAGCACAGAAATGACAACGAAAATAGAGTTTTAGTAATTGGAGATTTGCACGAACCATTTTGCCTGGATGGTTATTTAGAGTTTTGCCAGGAACAATACAAAAAATACAACTGCAACAAAGTAGTTTTTATTGGTGATGTAATAGATAACCACTATTCAAGCTACCACGAAACAGATGTAGATGGTTTATCAGGTGGTCAAGAGTTAGACTTAGCGATTGAAAGATTAGCAAAATGGTATAAAGCATTTCCAGTAGCAGATGTTACAATTGGCAACCACGATAGATTGATTATGCGAAAAGCACAAACATCTGCCGTACCGAGAAAGTGGATTAAATCATATAAAGAAGTATTAGAAGTACCACAATGGAATTTTACAGAACGTGTGGTTATAGATAATGTACAATATATACACGGAGAAGCAGGAACTGCAAAGGCTAAATGTAGGGCAGATATGATGAGTACCGTACAAGGCCACTTGCACACGCAATGTTATACTGAATGGTTTGTTGGTGCTAATTTTAGGATATTTGGAACACAAGTAGGTTGTGGTATAGACCACGAATCATACGCTATGGCTTATGCTAAATCAGGTAAAAAACCTGCAATAGGTTGTGCAGTAATAATAAATGGTGAAACAAGTATTAATTGTTTAATGAATTTATAGTATATTTGCAATAAATCTGCTTTTCTGTTTGCTGATTTTCATAGTTTTTTAGTTTAATTGTTAGAAGTGGGGAGAAATCTCCACTTTTTTTATGCTCTGAAAGTATTGTAAACATTGAGAAACTAAAAATAATTGTTAAAAAGTATTGTATATATAAACATTATATGTAGATTTGTCAAAACTTTTAAATTTTAAACAATGAAAACATTACACAACACTTTTAACCCTAACTATGTACCGACTCAAATTGAGAATGAGTACATACCAAAAGTTAACCACATTAACGATGTAATCAGAAAGCAATTTTTTACAACGTTTGATGAGCAACGATTAAACAGAATTAGAGAAATTAAGTTAAACAATTTAAACGAGAAACGATGAACTATAAACTACACGAAAAATCAAATGATTTATTTGAATTGCACAAAGAAATGAATTACAGAATTTGGCAACTTGAATCATTCACAAAGTCTTTAGATTTATTTGAAGATTTAAAAACAAAGCACTTAAACAGAATCGACACTTGCAAACGTGGACTTGAAAGAATTGAACAAGCTTATATCAAAGTATTAACCGAAATATTAGCAGTATGATTGAAGTAGAATGTAAACAATGCGAAGGCAAAGGTAGAATCGAAGTATCTACTGATTGCTTTCAACCAGCTTGGAATTGTTGCGGTGGATGTACAGAAGTGATTGAATGTCCAGAATGCGAAGGAAGCGGAGAAGTAGAAGAATGGGATGAAGACAAAATTTAAAAACAAATACAATTTACATAAACACAAGAAATTGTAAAATATATTTAAAGTTATGAAAATAGATAGAATAGTATTAAACGTAATCAAGAAGTTTGAGCAACGTGCAGACGATGGTTTAAAGAAGTACGGAGTAACACTTGAAAGAACCGATTTAAGCACGCTTGATTGGATTGAACACGCACAAGATGAGTTAATGGATGGTATACTTTATTTAGAACGATTAAAACAAGATTTAAAATGAAACAATCAGCAGTAGAATATGCAATACAAGAAATTGAAAAATTAGCTGGTATTAAAATATCAAGAGATGAAGATTGTATTAAAAGAGCCAATGAAATGTTTGAGCAACAAATTAAAGATGCCTATCAAACAAGCCACATCTCAATGATGACGGCAGAACAATATTACAATGAAACATATAATCAATAAAATGAAAATAGAAAACGTAAACGAGGTAATTGAAAGATACCAATTAGCAACACCAAACAGAGCAAGAGTATTAGTATATATCCGTTCAATAATGTACACGCAACTTCGCAATGACAAATGGACTTTAGCACAAATAGGTAAACTATTTAACAAGAATCACGCAACGATATTGCACGGATTGAGATGTTACACTACAAATATAAAGTATCAAGATTTTCAAGAACTAAACACACAAATTGAACAAGAGTTAAATTTAGCTATTTGTGATATTGAACCAGAATCAAAATTGCAGTTAACAGATATTGAACTGGATATTTTAGACGCTAATAACATACATCAGTTTTGGGAGGTAAAAAATAAATTGATTAAAAAGTTATCAATTAAAGAATAATGTTTATATTTACAGAAATTATTAACAATTTAAAACTAAGAAAATGAAAAATTTAATTAACATTCAAGCAGAATTAAAATGCCCAAAAGGTTCTTTCAACGCATTTGGAAAGTACAAGTACAGAAGTGCAGAACAAATACTCGAATCTTTAAAGCCAGTATTATTGAAGCATAATTCAGTATTAACAATTTCAGATGATATTGTAGAGATTGGTTCTAAACTATTTTTAAAAGCAAGTGCTGAATTGATTTCTTACAATGAAGATGGCAAAGTAGATAGAATCAATATTAATGGATTTGCAGAAATGGGAGACCATAAAGGAATGTCTTCAGAACAATGTACTGGTACGGCTTCAAGTTACGCACGCAAATACGCTTTAAATGGTTTATTCTTAATTGACGAAACAGAAAGCGACCCAGACTCAAAAGATAATAGTCAACAAGTAAAGAAAGTTAAAACAATCACAGATGAAAGATTCGACAAAGCAGTTGATGCAATTATTAAAGGTTTAGCAAAGAAAGAAGATTTAAGCCAATTTGAGTTAACACATAATCAAGTACAAAAACTTGCACAAATATGAGTTTACTATTTAGATGTTCGCAATTAGGCAATTTAATGACAGAATCTCGTACAAAAAGCGAGGTTTTGTCAGCTACTGCAAAGACGCTTATCGAAGATATGTTCAGAGAGAAAGAACTAGGTATCTACAAAGAATTTAGTTCACGCTATACAGACAAAGGAAACCAAAACGAAGATATAGCAATTGAGTTAGCAAGTGAAGTATTAGACTGGAACTGGATTTTAAAGAACGAAGACAAGTTTAAGAATGATTATGTTGTAGGTACACCAGATTTGGTTAATGACACTTTACTTGCTGATATAAAATGTAGTTGGTCTGGTGCTACGTTTCCAATGTTTGACAAAGAACTTAAAAATAAATCTTACTATTGGCAGTTACAAGGCTATATGATGTTGACTGGACATAAACAAGCTGAATTGGTTTATTGCTTAACAAATACACCATTTGACATTGTAGAAAGCGAAGTGCGAAAAGAACATTGGAAATTATGCCTAATTGATGAAGACCCTCTTGTGCGTGAAGCAGTAGAAAGCCTACATAGTTTTGAGCATATACCTAAAAATTTACGTGTTAAACGATTTATTGTAGAATACAACGAAGCGGATATTGAAAAATTAAAGCAAAGAATTGAAGTTGCACGAGAGTATTATAAAGAATTATTATTAATTTTAAACAAATAAAAACAAAGTAAAATGAGTGTATTAGCAAATGTATCGATTGACGTTACAAAAATCGACAAAGCAAAATTGTACAATGGAAAGTATCTAAATGTTACAATTTCAATTAATGACCAAACAGATGCGTATGGTAACAATGTTTCTGTAACAGAATCGCAAACGAAAGAAGAACGTGATTTAAAGACTTCTAAGCGTTATATTGGTAATGGCAAAGTAGTTTATACCAATGGAGATGTGAAAGTAGCTGAAAAGCAAGATAAACCACTTCAAACGGCATCGCAGAAGTTTGCACAACAAGAGCAAGACGATTTACCGTTTTAATTAAAAAAACTCTCAATGACGTTTATTTTGATAGTATCGAAATAAAATTGATGACAGCACGGAAAGACGGCATTTTTTAAACTTTAATAGTATAGGCTGGTTCGGTGGCTAAAGTTAACAATGCAAATAAGAAACAACCGATTTACGAACTGCACCTCTGATTCAAGTGCCTAAGACAACTATACTATTTTTTAAACTAAAAAACTATGGGAAAATTAGAAAAATTTTTAATCGTTTGTGCGTTAATAGCAATGACTTTAATTTATGTTGCTATGATTGTAGGAGTTTATTTAAACTTTATTTAAACTAAAGACTATGGAGCAGTACGTTATACTTTATTGGCTATCAAACGGAAAACCAGACAGAATGATAGTAAGTGCAGAAAGCAAAGCAGAAGCATTGAAAGAAGCTGATAAGCATCCAAGCATTATATACTATTGTGATACGATGGATAACTGGATTCAGTTCTGCGAAGATAGACGAGGTAACTATAAATAAAAAACAACAATAACAATGAAAAAAATAAAATTTAAAAAATACAGAATTGTAAAAGATAACTTTAACGGTTATGAGTGTCAAATTTGGAGATTATGGTTTCCATTTTGGGTTGAAATGAATTTTTCTAATACGCATACATCTATTGAAAAAGCAAAGTGTTTTATTGAGAATAATAGCAATACTGTAGTTTGGAAATCTTAATAATATTAATAAATAAAAAACTATGAAAGCATACATTGAAAAATACGGAGTTAAACACTCAATAGAAACAGATTGCGATGATGAAGATGTTTTTGAATTTACACGTAACATTTACAACTTGATGTTAACGGCTGGATATTCTAAAAATAATATTATTGAAGGATTGGAAGATATTATAAACGAAAATAAACAAGAACAATGAACACTAAACAACGAAAAGACTTAGACTTGACTTTAGCGTTAACTTTACAGATGCAGTCAATACTTCATACCTTAGACGAACTTTCGCACGAAGTAATCTACAAACGTGAATTTAAACAACGCTGCGAAAACTTTTACACGTGGGTTGAAAAGATAGTAGAGAATGTAAGCGAACAACTACCAGAAGATACTGCTCAAAAATGGGTTGAAATTGTTAATGAAATTGATAAAATTGTTCAAAAGATTCAATTGTTTGAAGATGAAAAGTAGTTAGTATATTGTATATTTGCATTGTTCGTGCCGGAACGTGAAAAAATTTAGTTTAGCTCTTATCCGATAGGTCGGCACAACCTTGACGATAGGAGCTTTTTTATTTACTTAATTATTTTAATATTATGAATTATTATTTAACAGATTTATATGAAACAAAACTTGAAATCACACACGATGATAAACAAAATTTAATTCAATTATCAATTGTAGATTATGATACTGGAATAACAACTTGTTATTATTTAACTAAAAAACAAGCGTTTCAATTAAAAGGAGTATTGCATCACATTGAAAAAGATATGAAGTAATGAGTGGCTGGATAAAATTACACAGACAAATTTTAGAGTGGGAATGGTTTGACGATAAGAATACGTTTAGGTTATTTATGTATTTACTTTTAAAAGCTAATCACAAAGAAAGAAATTACAGAGGAAAATTGATTGAAGTTGGTCAGACTTTAACTGGTTTGGATTTACTAAGCAAAGAGGTTGGTTTGACAATTCAACAAATAAGAACTTCATTAAGTAAGCTAAAATCAACAAACGAAATAACAATCAAAACAAGCTCGAAAGGTACTATTATTCAGGTAGTTAACTACAAAAAATATCAGATAGTAACAAACCAAATAACAGACGAGCAACAAACAAATAACAAACAAGTAACAACTAACAAGAATGTAAAGAAAGAAAAGAATGAAAATAATACATTTACACCGCCTTCGGCTATTGAGGTTTTAGATTATTGTATTGAAAGAAAAAACTTTGTTAATGCGGAAACTTTTATAGACTTTTACGAATCAAAAGGTTGGATGGTTGGTAGAAACAAAATGAAAGATTGGAAGGCTTGTGTACGTACTTGGGAGAAAAGTAATACAGAACAACCTAAACAACAAAAAAAAGAATTTGTGTTTAGTAATTGCGAAGGAATGACTCAAGAAGAAATAAATCAGTATGCTAAAGATTTAAAAGAATTTAGACTAACAGAAATACAGAAATATGGATAACATTTTTAAATACCAAGAAATAGAACATTCTATATTTGAGCATTACAAAAGCGGTGGCGGAAAGACTTTTTATTTAGGGTTTCCAAACTTAGCAAAGCATTACTCAATAATGGAAGGAAGTAGAACAGATTGGACTGGTTATCCTGGAAGTGGTAAAACAGAACTACTACTTGAATGTTTAGTTAATACTTCAGAATGGTACGGACATAAACACTTAATACATATGCCAGATGCTGGAAGCACATCCGAAGTAATCGCTAAGATAATGCACAAAATGAGTGGTAAGCAGTTTAAAGAGTTCTACTACAATGCACAAGGAGAAAAGGTTAAGATTGAAAATAGACTTACTGAATTAGAAATAACACGTTTACTACCTAAAGTTTTGGATAAGTTTATAATTTACAAGCCACAAGGCAAAGCAAGTAAAGCAATAACACCAAAAGAACTATGGGAATTTGGTGCTAATCATAAAAAAGAATTAGATTTGTTCTCAGTAGTAATTGATAGTTGGAATTATATGAAGCACGAAGTAACAAGCGGAATGAGATACGACCAATATTTAGAAGATGTGTTAAGTTTTGGTAATGATTTATGCGAAGCAAGTAAATTGCATTTTCACACAATCATACATCCTAAAAGTCCAGTTAAGATTAATGGAAAAGCACAAATACCAGATATGCACGAATTAAAAGGTGGTTCTGAATGGGGGAATAATGGTAAAAGCATTATAATTGTACACCGAGATTTTGATAGTGTAGTAACAGAGATAAAAGTTAACAAAGCAAAACCAGAAGTTATTGGAGTTCGTGGAGTAACGAGTTTGATGTACAACGTAAAGACTGGAAAATTCAACGAAGATGGAAACATAGCAAAGCCATTGAAAGAAACGCATACGCAGATAGCAATAGCACCTAATAATTCATTTGATAATTTACCATTTTAAATAATAAGATATGAATGTACTAAGTTTATTTAACGGAATGAATACAGGTCGCCAAGCCTTAGAAAATGTTGGTATTACCGTAAATAAATACTATTCAAGCGAAATAAAACCATACGCAATTGAATTAACACAACACCATTTTCCTGATACGATACAAGTTGGTGATGTTACAAAATGGAATGAATGGGATATTGATTGGAAAAGTATTGATTTAGTTTTATCAGGTTCACCTTGTCAAGATTTATCATCAGCAGGAAAAAGAGCAGGAATAAATGGTAATAAATCAAGTTTGTTTTTTACATTTTTAGAAATATTAGAACACATAAAATTATTAAATCCTAATGTTTTATTTTTGCAGGAAAATGTAGGTAGTGCTTCAAAATTAGATATAGGAATTATGAGTAGAGCATTGGGAGTTTATCCAGTTAGAATAAATTCAAGTTTAGTAACAGCACAATTAAGAGATAGATATTATTGGAGTAATATAAGAACAAAACAGTCTATGTTTGATTTAATTTCTGATATACCGCAACCTAAAGACAAATTTATAAAATTACAAGATATTTTAACAAGCGGAAAAGTTAATAGAGAAAAATCAAAAGCATTATTAGAAAGGCAATCATTTACATATAAAGATAAACTTTCGAAAAAAGCACAGAAATTTTTAATTGATAGAGAGAAATTCGGAATAAATTTAATTTATGAAAATGATTATATAAGAATACCAAACAAAATTGAAATGTGCAGATTACAAGGTTTTCCTGATAATTATTGTGATATACTTACAACTTCAAAAGCAGGTAGTTTACTTGGAGACGGTTGGACTTTACCAGTAATAGAACATATATTTAGCTTTATAAAACAATGAAACAAATAGCAATAATAGAAGCATCCATAACTTTTGAATCGTTGACTCAATCTTTACAGATTTCAATAGATGACATCAAAAAAAAGAATGCACATCGTACAGATTTAATTGAGTCAATGCAGAAGCACTTTGATTTTCTACAAGACGCACGAACTACTTTTAATATTTTAGTAGACGAAAATAAACAATACCAAACTTTATTATACGCAGAACATAAAAAAGTAATGGAGTTGACAAGAGAAGTAGAGCAGTTGAAAAAGATAAATAATAATTTGACAAATGGAATATAAAAACGATTTTCAAAAGAAGTGCAAGGAATGTGAAACGATATTTACACCATTTAGAACTACGGACAGACTTTGCTTTGTATGCACTAAAACACGTCAAGCAATAAAGAACCTTGAAAAGATAAAGAAAGTGCGTAAGAAAGCATTAAAAGACGATTTAATGACACTTCAAGACTACTTTAAAATTGCTCA